TTAAAATCGCAGAAGCATTATGATAACTGATTTCCATCAATTTTGCAAATTCATGTGCATTATCTACTAACGCTAACAGTTGTTCTCCTTCATCCAGAAGTGAGTAAATTCCAATCATATATTTATTCTTATAAAACATCTTTTTCGTCCTCCAGAGCGCCTATTTCATATTCTGTCATTGTTTCATCTGAGAGATAACTCACTTTACCATCAATCACAAAATAATAACAACCGATTTTACATTGCTCTAACGTGTCAATCCACTCATTATTTACTTTTAAATACCTTAACATATTCTGACCTCCAGTCCTCATCGTTTTTTACTACTAAATATTTCTTATGTCCTGGCATTTTATTGACCTCAGATTGACATTCTCTAATGGTTCTGAACCTTTTGGCTCTTCTATGGTCATGTGTCCATACACCTCCATAACTTAAGACTGCTTCTGCTGCTGGTTCACAATTGTGAGATAATACATATCCAGCTTCACTAATAATTTTATAGAATTTCATTATTCAACCTCCATATACGTATTATTGATTGCTTTATTGATTATTACACGATAGACTCTCATATCCTTAATGAATTTCAGAATTCTATCAATTGGACCATCATATAATCGTTCGAAACGGTCTGGTTCACAGATACACACTGTAGGTGTCTGAAATTTATAGTCTCTTACTTGCATATTACTAGCTCCTTCTATTTAATAAATAATTAACTGTTTCTGGAAGTAATGTCCAGCGATAGATTTTACCAAACAAAGAAACTTTAATATGAATTCTGATTTCATATTGAATTGGTTCATTAATTCCGTTAAGTGAATTTTCCAACCATTCGTGAGAAATTTCAACAACTGGTTCAGCTTCAACAATAACACCAGTAGCAGTATGTTGAGAACCATGTGTTGGTCCAAAACATTCTTTTTCATGACTTTCTGGTAAGTCTAAGATAGTAATATCGCCATTTGTGATGAGTTGTACGTTTAATCCAATTAAATTTTTCATAATTTTTACCTCTTCTGTATATATTGTAATATAAAATAAATAAATTGTAAATAAGAAAATGTTTTAAGTGTTATCGCTTCACTGATGGACTACTCTTTAACGGTAGCCTCGAATGTATCTACTAACTTTTCACCTTTAAAACCTAATGGTTTAATACTATTTTTAATAGTATATGAACCGTAGTAGACCTTGCCTTGTTCATCCTTTAATGGATATTCGTAGACTTTGAATTTCATAGTTTCAACTCCTTTATTCGGTTACATTATAATAAATAGTAAATAAATTGTAAATATGCTTTTAATAGTTTTAATAGTTTTTTAGTTTTTTTAGAAATTTTGTATATATACGGACATATAATTTTGTATAGAACTATTAAAACTATTAAATTAAATTTATATAATAAATTCACGAACTATTAAAAAACTCTTAAAGAACTATTAAAACTATTAAAAGCATATGCGTAACTAATTCTTTAATTAATATATAAGCACACTTTCTTTTAATACTAAAAATATGCAATTATATAATAAATGTGAAAGGAGCAAACATAATGCTAGGTGAATATTTAAAAAAGTACCGATTATCCAAAAATTTGAAGCAGACAGAAATGGCAGAATTACTTGGTATGAGACAATGCAATTATTCAAGATTAGAAAATAATAAATTAAAACCAGGAATTAATCGCATTAATAAAATTGCTGAAGTTTTAGGTGTTGATGTAGCATTTATCAGAGGTTTAGTATGGTAACCAATAAACATAATCTTCCTCAATCAATTGTGAATTTAGTAAAAGATAAAGAGTATGTAGAGAATAGATACTCGGTTACCGAATTATTAGGTTCTACTCATGAGATATTACTATCACGAAAATATGTTAATAAAATTGAAGTAGACGTATCTGATACACTTACTGCATTATTTGGTTCAGCTGTTCATAAATTATTAGAAGAAGCTGATAGTGAGAATGCAGAAGTTAAAATGGAATATACTTATGATAATATTACTGTTGTAGGTGTCGCAGACAAAATCACAAATGATGCGATTGAAGATTATAAAACAACCTCTGTTTCGAAGGTCCAGAAGTCAGATTTTAATGATTGGAGAGACCAAGGATTAGCATATGCATGGTTAAGATTTAAAACAACAGGCGAAATCAAACGAAAATTGAGATTTTATGCATTATTGAAAGATTGGTCGAAAGTCAGATATGCTAATAGTAGTAATTATCCAGCAACACCACTATTTACGTGGGAATATGATATTTCCGACTCAGATTATGACTACATTGAAAAGAAGATTAAAAACAAAGTCGTAGAAATTAAAGAAGGTAAATTATTAGAATGTACTGACGAAGAAAGATGGTACACGGGTACAAAATATGCAGTATATGCTAAAGCTGGTAACAAACGAGCATCATACGTCACAGAAGACGAGGACGACGCACATAACTATATTACAAATAAATGTAATGGTGCTGGATGGATGCAAGTACGTAAAGGTGATTATCTAAAATGTCGATTATATTGTAAAGTTAGTAAATTTTGTGACCAATGTAAGGAGGAACATTAATGACATTAGAAGAATTAATTAAAAGTGAAATCGAAAATGTAAAAAACGGTAGAGTCGATGAGAGAGTTGTCACATTTACCGATTACAAAAACAAATACGCAATTCTTAAACCGGGTGTCAAAATTAAATTAAGTTTGACTAAAGGTATTGAAGCAGAAATTGACGTAAGTGATTATTTTAAAGGAGCAATTGAATAATGGAATGGTTGGAAGCAAGTAGAGGCGCAAACAGAACACAGTTTGACGGAGAAGTCATTTTAGCAATTGAACGAGATAAATATGTTCTATTCAAATTCAGAAAAAATAGTAATTATAAAATCACAGATAAAGAATATCTTGTGCTTGCTAAAGATGGTAATAGAATTTACTTTAAAGAAACCGAACAAAATCGTGGATTTAAGTTATGTAAGTGGACAAGTAGAGTTAGATACTTTAAAATTGCTGCAGACAGATTACAATTAACAAAGAATGACATAGGTGAATATAACTTAGAGTTTGATACTAAATTGCATTTACATTATATCTGTCTTGTAAGAAAATTAGAAGCACCAGGTCTCAATTGGGAGAATAGATAATGGCAAGAAGTAAATACAAAGAAAAAATCTTAGAAAAAATGAGAGAATTACATGCAGAATTAGAATTATTATCTGCTATTCTCAAAGAATGCAAGGAGGACGATGACGATGGCGAAACTGACTCTATTAATGGGTAGAAGTGGTGCTGGTAAAACTGCTTCATTAAGAAATATTAAAGAAACAACCTTAGTGATTAACCCGAATAAGAAACCATTACCATTTAAAGGCAATGATAATCTTAAATTAATGAATTGTGATGAATATCTTAAAATTAAAGCAGCATTAAATACTGCATATGAAAAAGGTTGCAGAGTTGCAGTTATCGATGATGCAGGTTATCTCATGACAAGTAAATTCATGGCAGGTCACAAACAAGCCAAAGGTAACAGCCAATTTGATTTATATAATGAAATTGCTGATAATTTCTACGGATTAATTAAATTTGCTACAGATGAATTACCAGATGATATGCTAGTATTTGTGACTATGCATGAAGAAATGAACGATATGGGTTACAGTAAACCTAAGACAATTGGTAAATTATTAGATGATAAAGTCTGTATCGAAGGTATGTTCACGATTGTGTTACATGCATTAAAGTTAGATGGTAAATACGTATTTGCTACAAAGACTGATGGATTAGATGTTACTAAGAGTCCAATCGGTATGTTCAATGAAGAATATATTGACAATGATTTACAATTAGTCATTGATAAAATTAGAGAATATTATAAATAAGGAGAATTTAATTTATGAGACCTATTGAAGGATGGGATAATATCCAAGAAAATGGTGAGTTTAAAAAACTTCCAGCAGGTATTTATGGAGTTAGACTCACAAATGTTGTTGACAATGCAGAAGGTAAATATTTTGAAATTACATGTGACATTGTCAAAGGCGGATATGCCAATTATTTTAAAGCTCAAGTCGATGCTGGCTTAAAAGACGGTAGTAAAACATTCCGCTCTTATAAAGATACAGCGCTAACATTCTTTAAAGGATTTATTACAGCTGTTGAAAAATCAAATCCTGGTTATCATTGGAATTGGGATGAAAAAACATTAATTGGTAAAAACGTTATTGCTGTTTTCGGTGATGAAGAATACGTTAAAGATGGTGAAGTTAGAGTTGGTACTAAATTAGTTGAATTCCGCTCAATTGATGCTTGGAAAGAAGGTAAAATTACTGTTCCACCATTGAAGAAACTTCCACCAGAAGAAGACCCAAGACTTACACCAAAAGTTGATGAGTCTAAAAACTTAGAACAATTAGAATTACCAGACGACGATTTTCCATTTTAAACCCTCTTTCTAAAAACTTTGTGACTATTAAAGTTCTCAGAAATGAGTTTATAAATAGTCCTTTATTTTCGAAAGGAGCAGAATATGATTGACGCAATATCATTAAAAGACTTACCACAAGAGTTAAAATTTAATGCATTATGGTGCTGTTGGAAATTAACAAGCAATGGTAAAGTTCCATTTAATGTTTTAACTGGACAAGGCGCTAAAAGTAATGACCCATCTACATTCGTGAGTTATCCGATATTGTTACAACATATCCATAAATATTTAAAAGTTGATGATAATGGTAAACAATTAGGCGGAGTAGGTTTAGGTATCTTTAGAGGTTATAGTGCAGTTGATATTGACCATTGTGTGGATGAAGATGGTAATATTAGTGATATGGCAAGAGATATTATTGATTTCTGTCAATCTTATACCGAATATAGTCCATCGAAAACAGGTATTCGTATTATCTTCAAAACTCAAACTAGAATTGATAAATCGCAATATTATATTAACAATCATAATAATGGATTAGAAATCTATATTAGCGATAATACAAATAAGTTTGTGAGTATCACGGGTAATAAAATAAGTGGTGATACAATTAATGAAATTGATATTCAACCTTTATTAAATAAATATATGAAAAAAGGTTCATTTAATATCGAAAAAGCATTAGCTAAAGATAATAAATTAAAAGAATTATGGAATAAACAAGCGCCAGGTAGTCATGCTGACGAGTCTGAGACAGATATGGCTCTATGTTGTAAATTAGCTTATTATCTTAAAAATGATGAGAATGAAGTTAAACGATATTTCGAAATGTCTCCATATTTTAAGAGTAAGGATGAGCAACATAAAAAGAAATGGATGAATGGTACATATGCAGTTGATACAATTCGTGGTGCGAATACGTATATTGGTCCTGTCGAAAGTAAGGCTGTTAAAACTTATGACCTTAATGATACAGGTAATGCTCATAGATTTATCGATATGTTTGGTGATATTTTACACTATAATGTCGATAATAAAATGTGGATGATATGGAATGGTAATTATTGGCAATATGATGTTACTGAGTCAGTTAAAAATTATGTAGAGATTTTAGCTGAACAGATGTTATATGAAACCAATAATATTAATGATGTTCAAGAACGTATTAGAGCAATCAGAAATATTGAAGATATATACAGTTCGGGTGGTAAAGAAAGCTTATTAAAAGAAGCACGACACTTAACGAATATTCCAATCGTAAATGAGCAATTAGACTCAAATGCATATTTATTGTGTACTAAATCAGGAACTATTAATTTAAAAGACGGTAGTATTTCTGAAAATAGAAAAGAAAATTTAATGAGTCAATGTACATGTTGTGAGATTAGTGAAGATAAACCTAAATTGTGGATTAAAGTTATTAATGATATTTTCCAAGGTAATGAAGGTCTTATTAGATACTTTCAAAAAGCATTAGGATACTCTATTAGTGACTTATGTGTTGAACAGGAAATGTTTATCTTACAATCAGATGGTAATAGTGGTAAATCATTAATATTTGATATTATTAGAACAATTTTAAGTTCTTATGCTATTGTTGCTAGTGCACAATTAATTACTGAAGAAAAATATAATGCTGGAAGTAATAAAGAAGAAATCGCAAGACTTAAAGGCAAGAGATTAATTGTTATTGATGAAATCGATGAAGGCGATAAACTTAATGAAAAATTAGTCAAAAATCTTACTTCTGGTTTAACGCCGATGATTGGTAAATTCTTATATGCTGGTTCATTTGAATTTGCATTTAGAGGTAAAATATGGTTATTAACAAACTATGATACAGTAGTTAAAGGTGTCGATAAAGGTATCTGGAGAAGATTGGTAAAAATTCCATTATATAGTGACTTCACAGGTAAAGAAGATAAATATTTAAGAGATAAATTAATTGAAGAAGCTCCACAAATCTTAGGTTGGTTATTAGAAGGCTTTAGATTATATTTAAAAGAAGGTTTACAAAAACCAGAAGAAATTAAACAAGCAACTAAAGAATATCGTGAAGAAATGGATATTGTATCACAATGGATTGATGAATATTGTGAATGCAAACCTGATTATTTCGAACGTGCTAATACATTATATGATAATTTTAGAGCATTCTGCCAACGCAGAGACCAAAGAACTACACAAACAATTTTTGGTAGAAATTTAGGCAAAAAGTTCAAAAAATATAACAGCGGCTCTGGCATAGTATATATTGGTATTAGATTGAAAAAAGGAGCAGACGACCTTGTTAAAAGAGTCAATTATGAACAGACTAAAGTTTCGGAGGATATTTAATGAGATATAAAAATGTACATAATTTAGTAATTGAAGGTCCAGACGGTGTTGGTAAAACTACACTTATTATGGGACTATTTGAAAGATATAATTATCGTTATATGTGTTATCATAGAGGCGAATTATCTAATTATATCTTTGCAGAAAAATACGGACGTCCATTTACAGCTACTCAAAGACACTTACCATTTTTAAATATTGTATTATTATGTGAACCATCAGTTCTTGCAAAACGTATTATGGACAGAGGTGCTGAAACAGATGATGAAGTTCAATTTGAATTAGAAAAAGTTAATGATAATAAACTATTTGAAAGGTACGCCAGAAAGTTCGAAAATGATTATGATATATTTGTCATTGATACAACAAATTTGAGTCCTCAGGATGTCATTAATAAAGTATGTAATGAATTAGATAGAAGATTTGAAGAAGATGCTAAAGACTCAGAAGTATCTGAATGGAATAAACGTTATCAAATCGCATGTGATAAATACAATTTAGACTTTAAAGTAATCGATAATCAACCTTATATTGAAGGCAAACCAATTATGGTCGAGAGTACATTACATAACGGTCTATATGAAACATTTACAGATAAACGTTTTCCAGATAATTTATTATATTCATTAGCATATGAACATAAATACAGAGATACTAAGAAAAAATATGCATTTAATTATGTGATTAATAGTAAAATTAAACGCAGACCAGAAATTTATGAATATTATCACACAATCGTTCATAATGGATTTAAGTGCCTAATTTCTGATAATCCTCTTATTGCAGATAATAAAAATTTCATAAGAATGGGTAGAGTATTCGGCGAAGAGTTTATTGATGCATTATCTGAAACTGAAGCAACAGTATATTGTGCTAGAGACTTAGAATATTTAAAATTGCAAACTGCTCGATTATATGAAAGTATCTTAGCAAATAATATTGTATTCGTTGATAAATTATCTGATACACAATGTGATATTTTAAAAGCAATTCATAATGATGAACGATTAATTAATTTATTATATGTAACACCAAACACGCTTATTTCTAAATATGCTCAATTAACATATAATGATAAGCAACAAATTTTACAAAATCAAAGAAATTATTATGATAGATTGATTAAAGAATTTGAGGAGAATAAAGACGCATGGAAGTTATTAAAGGAAAATTAATTGACGACGTATATCGTAAGCTCATTGAAAAATTAAAAAAATCAGAAGAAGTCGGAGATACAAAAGAAATTGAAAATTGTGTTCTTCAAGTATCTCAACCAAGATTATTTTATTTTTCATTTCCATATCGTGAAATATCTACTAAATATGCAGATGCTGAATTAAAATGGTATTGGTCAGGTGATAATCGTTGTGAAACAATCGGACAGTATGCCAAAATGTGGTTACGACTTACTGATGATGGAGTCACTAATAATTCTGCCTATGGTTATATCTTATTCAAAAAGTATGGTAAGAACCAATTAGAAGAAGTTATCAATGAACTCAGACACAATCAAGATACACGTCGCGCAGTATTAAATATTTCTGACCCAACTATTGATAGAGTAAATACGAAAGACATGCAATGTACAATAGCAGTACAATTCACTATTCGTAATAACAAATTAAATACAACCGTGTATATGAGAAGTAATGATGTATATTTTGGTTTACCATACGACTATATCTTCTTTATGAGTTTAGCGTATTATGTGTCTACACAATTAAATTTAAAAATTGGAACTTATACACATATAGCTACATCTATGCATATGTATAAACGAGACTATGATAAATTTATTGAACATAATCAAGTGTTAGATATTAACTTATGGCCGATTATTAAGGAGAATTACAATGGATAGACCATCATGGCAAGAAACATATTTCAATGTTGCTAAAGTAATTGCGCAGCGCTCACCAGACCCACATACGAAAGTGGGCGCTGTTATTGTTAAAAATGGAGTAATCATTGGAACAGGTTATAATGGTTCGCCAAGAGGATTTAAACTCAGATTTAATTGGTACACAGAAGAGAAATATAATTATGTGATACACGCCGAAATGAATGCTATTGCTAATGCGCAATCAGTAGGAGTAAGTGTTGTAGATGCAGATATATATTTAACTCTCTCACCATGTCATGATTGTATTAAATTATTAATTCAAAATAGAATTAGAAATATCTATTATTTAGATGAATATAAAGATATTGAATTAACTAAGAAAATAGCAGAAAATGCAGATATTAATTTAGAAAGGATTAAATTATGAGAATTGTAAAGTTAAATGATAATGTTAAACTTCCAACAAAGAGTCATGAACTCGATTGTGGTTTAGATTTGTATTTAGCAAATGATGTTGAAATGAAACCTCTTGAAACTATATGCTTAGATACAGGATTGATAGTGCATATTCCAGAAGGTTATGCAGGTATTTTAGCACCAAGAAGTAGTATTGCTAGAAAAGGTATAGTCGTACATCCAGCGATTATTGACCCTGGGTATACTGGAGAAATTCATATTATTGCGACTAATTGTTCTAATAATACTTATCATTTTAAAGCATATGATAGATTATGTAGTTTAGTTTGCTATAATATCTTAAATCCAACAATTAATCCTGAAGATAATCGTGGTGCTGGTGGTTTAGGTAGTACAGGTAAGTAAATGAAATTTTTAGTTTTTGACTTCGAAGTGTTCAAATATAATACTTTATTAGGCGTTTATGATGTCAATGAGAAAATATACATGCAAACGTGGGATTTAAATGAGATTAAAGAGTACTATGAAGCTAATAAAGATGCTATTTGGATTGGTCATAATAACTCACATTATGATAACTTTATTTTACAAGCAATCATAATGGACCTAAATCCGTATAATGTAAGTAAGAATATTATTGAAGGAAATAAGAGACTAAAACTCAATATCAAATTAAATTATTATGATTTAATGACTCAACATTTTGTGTCTCTTAAAGTTATTGAAGCACAAATGGGTAGAAATATTACCGAGTCTGAAGTTGATTTTAATATTGATAGACCATTAACTGAAGAAGAAAAATTAAAAACAGAAGAATATAATAGAGCAGATTTATCTCAAACATTCATCGATTTAAAATTGTGTAAAAGTGAATTACAATTAAGGTTCGATATTATTAAAGAATTTAAGTTACCGTTAGCTGTTTTA